GGAAAATTACCTTTACTTCACGGACACGAGTTTTTTAGTGGATTTGCACCACCAGTTAATCCAGCAAGGGGTTTATATTTAAAAGCAAAAGAAAGTTCAATAATAGGTCATCACCATAGGACTTCTGAACATACCGAAGTTTCTCTTTCTGGAGATGTAACAACTACTTGGAGTGTTGGATGCTTATGTGGTTTACAACCAGAGTATATGCCTTTTAATTCGTGGAATAATGGATTTGCACACATTAAAGTAGAAAAAAACGGAGATTATGAAGTTAATAATTTAAGAATTATAAAAAATAAAATTAGATAATGGAAAATTGGGATAAAATAGTTCACGTTAAGTCATCTTTAGAGCCAAATAAAAACCAATATGCTATGTTTATTGGTCGTTGGCAACCACTTCATTTAGGTCATCAAGCATTATTTCAAGAAGCATTAGATAATGGAAAAAATTTATTAATTTGCATTAGAGATGGAGAAGTAAACGAAAAAAATCCTTTTACTCCAGAAGAAGTAAAGAAAAACATTGAAGATACTTACCCATTCCTTGTAGAATATGGAATAATGAAAGTAATGGTAATACCAGATATTGAATCGGTGAATTTTGGTCGTGGTGTTGGTTATGACATTATAGAGCATATACCACCTACTAAAATTGGAGAAGTATCAGCAACAAAGATTAGAGAACAAATGCGTAAAGAAGGTAAATTGTAATGGAAGTTTCTAAAAAGCGACATATTGCAAAAACGATTAGTTATAGAGTTATAAGCACCGCAATAGGAATAGTTGTTGTATGGGGTGTTAGTGGTTCGGTAAAAATAGGAACTGCTTTTGGTATTGCAGAATTGGTTTATAAGCCAATACAATACTATATTCACGAAAGAGTATGGTACAAATGGATTAAATATGGTTTAACAAATAATAAAAAATAAAATGGTAAATAATGTAATTTTTCAAATAGATGGAGGTTTAGGTAAGTCAATAATGGCTACTGCAATTTTAAAAGTAATTAAAAAAGAGTACAAAAAAGCAAATATAATTGTAATAACTGGCTATCCAGATGTATTTATTGGAAACCCAAATGTAAACAAGGTATTGCACCAGCAACAAGCAGTAGGTTTATACAAAAACTACATTCAAAATAAAAACACAAAAGTTTTTATAACAGACCCTTATTCTACAAGTGATTTTATTACTGAAAGCAACCATTTACTTAAAATATGGTGCGATATTTACGGATTAAAATACAATGGAGAATTACCAGAAATATTTTTATCAAAAGGCGAAAAAGAATACTTTGCACCATTTTATAAATTAGATAAACCAATTATGGCAATTCAGCCAAATGGAGGTGCAGTTGGACAACCATTAAAATATAGTTGGACACGAGATTTACCAGCAACAGTTGTAAACGAAGTAGTAGATTATTTTAAAAATGATTATGCAATTTTGCATATAAAAAGAGATGACCAATTGACTTACGAAAATACTATTGGTGCTTTAGATAATTGGAGAAGTATTGCTATAATGCTTACAATGTCAGCTAAAAGACTATTAATAGATAGTAGTTCAATGCACGTTGCTACTGCTTTAAACTTACCAAGCGTTGTAGGTTGGATTGGTACAAACCCATTTGTATTTGGTTATGATATTCATACTAATATTATGGCTAATGACCCAACAAAAGAAGTAAATATTGAAAGCAATAGCTACACAAAACACTTGTTATACGAAGATATAGCTACATTACCTTATAATGAATTTACAGAAATATTTGACACCCAGCGAATAATAAGTGCCTTAAAATAATATTATTAATAATAATTTTTGTAATATTGTGGTAAATTTTAATTTATTTATTTTATAAATATGGACAAAGTAACCGCAATAGATAAAAAGATAAACGATTTTATTTATGACAAACCAGATGTTGTAGTAGTTATATTACAACAATTTGGCTATGATATAGACTTGCAAACTGCAACTTTACCACAAATTACGAAATTGGTATATACTGCATTATACATTAACCAAGATGAACCTTTTGCAGAGGCATTACAAAGTTCAATGACAAATGATGGTTATAGTAATATTTTACCATTAATTCCAATTGGAATCAGTATTTTAACTTCTGTTGCAAGTGGTATTCTAGGTGCTAAAGAAGGTGATAAAAACAGAGAATTGCAAAAAAAGTTGGCATTGGCACAATTGTCAATGGATGAAAAACTTTCAGAAGAAAAAATTAGAGCAGAGCAAGAAACTGCAAGATTAGGAATTTTAGCAAATACTTTACTGGCTTATAGAACTACTTTACAAAAAGAAAGTACTGCAAGAATTAAAGATACTTGGCTTTATGTAACTGCATTAGGTATTGGATTAGGTATATTATTTGGCGTTTATTTAATAGGAACTTCCTCAAAAGAATAGTTATGGAACAATATTATAATTATATACCACAAGAATTTAGTACTAATCCTAACTTAACAAAAGGTGGTGGTTTAGCAGATATAGGTGGTGCAGTAGGTGGAGCAATTGTTTCACAAGTTATTGGTGGATATTTTGCAAGAGGAGAAGCAGAAAAAGGAAGGGCATTACAAGAAGAATTAGGTAAATTAAGTTTAGCACAACAAAAGCAATTAGAGGAAAGATTGCAAGATGTTAAATCAGAAACTGAAAGACAAGGTATGCTACTTCAATTTTTAGCAGTTCAGAATAATAATGAAATGTTAAACAGAATACAATCAAAAAGATATACTTCATATATAGTATTAGGAGTAGGAGTAACAATATTAGCAGTAGTATTTTTAAAATTAGCACAAAGAAAAAATGGATAAGGAAACAAAAACATTATTTATAACATTAGGAGGTGCATTACTTCTTATTTGGTTATTAAAACCAAAAAGTGATAAAAGCAAAAAAAGTCTTTTGGATGTAAAATATGCAGAACCAAAGCAAGTATCTGATACAGATAAAAAGCAAAAAGAAAACGCAGTAATTGGTTTACAAGCAATGCGTGAAGCTATTGATAGCAAAGAGAGTAAAAAAGAATTAGACAAATTAAGTTCAATGATTTTACAAGATTATGGCGTAAAAGTTATGATGAATAAAAAAACTGGATTATTAAGAGCAATGTCTAAAGATGGTAAAGTAATTTCACAAGAAACTACTGATTAATGCCAGTATTTATTCCAACTATAACGACTTATGTAAATGGTGTTGTAACTGTTACAAGTAACGATAACACACCATATAGTTCCATAATTCAATCTATGGGGTCATTTATTTATGGGATAACAGAAATATATTTTAAAGCAAACGATAATAGTCAAATTTTACAAAGTTATCAGTTTAATAGGTACGATGTTAATGGTACATTAGAATCATTTGTGCAAATACCAGCAATAGACCCTTATCAATTTCAATCTTCTATATTTGTAAAACTTGTTAGGGATAATGTAGTTTTAGATGGAAGAACAAATTTAGATTTTACGTTATTGCCAAGTGAAACATTATATATGATTTTATATACAAAACAAATAGCAAATCGAGATTTAGTTTCAAGAACTAACTTCTTTAACAACGATTTTTTTAATTTATTTAATGACTACAAAGAAGAAATTTAACCAAGCACCACTTAACAAGATAAAGATTGAAAATAGAGATTTTATAGTTTCTAAACTTAAAACTGGAGATTTAATAAAAACAAAAGCAGAATTTTATCCTTTAATTTATCATTACGGAATAGTAGAAAAGGATTTACAAGGCGTTTACATTATTCATAATCATCCAGACAAAATAAATTCAAAAGGTGGAAATACAGTAAGAGAACCTTTAGAAAAATGGATTAAAGGTAAAGATATAGTTTCGGTTGAAAAAACTAATTTAAAACCAGATGATATTGAAAAATTATATCAAGAATTAAAAAAATACAAATATGACTTCATAAATTTTAATTGTGAGCATTTTGTAAATTTTGCAAAAGATAAAAATTATGTTAGTCCGCAAGTGTTAAGGTGGACAACATTAGCTTTAATAGGATTGGGAGTTTACTTTTTATTAAAAAACAAAAGAATATGAAACCATTATTTAGTCAGATAAACTTAAAAGTTGTTAATAATACTGCGTTACCACAACCAGTATCTATTTTAAGCATTGTATCTAACATTAATTCTGCTTCTAATAGTAATATTTTATATCAATTTAATTTTTCTGGTCAAATATATACTGGAGTTACAAATGTGAATATAAACATATCAAATACTTCAAATCCAACAATAGTAGTTTATTCTGCACCAGTAACTACTCAAAGTATTCAAGGGGTGGTGGATGCTTTAAATTCGCTAAATCAAGGTATTTTTTCTTATTCTGGAACAAATATATATGTTTCTTCAAGTTATTACATATATTCAAATATAAGTATTGCTGGAACTTCAATTTTAGGAACTACTGGAACTAATCCAGTTGCATTATTAGTTGATGGTTTAGGAAATGTTTATGTTGCTAATTCAAATTCAAACAATGTTTCTAAAATAACACCTTCTGGAGTTTCTACAATATTTGCTTCTGTTGGTAACGTACCATCTGGTATAGTTAAAGATTCAAGTGATAATTTATATACCCCAGATGCTGGTTCAAATCAAGTATCAAAAATAACATCATTGGGAGTTCCTTCTATTTTTGCATCAACTGGAAATGTTCCAGCTTGTATAACTATTGATACTTCTGGTAATGTTTATACTGCAAATTTAGGAGGGAATAATTTAACCAAAATAACACCATTAGGAGTTGCCACAAATTATGGAAGTTTAAGTAGTTTAACGCCACAAAGTATGGTAATAGATTCTGCTGGAAATGTTTTTGTATGTTGTTCTGCAAATGTAGTTAGGAAAATAACACCAGCTGGAGTTTCAACCAATTTTGGAGTTTTTCCATCTGGTGATATATTAGTAGGTATTGCAATAGATAGTTTAGATAATATATATGTATCAAACCAAAGCAATCAAATTATTTATAAATTAACGCCATCGGCAGTTCAAACAACATACGGAACAAGTACAGATAATCCACAATTTATAACAATTGATAGTTCAAGTAACATATATTGTGTTAATCAAAATGGTACAATAGATAAAATATTGGCTACTGGAGGAACAACAACAATATCAGATTTAACTTTATTAGGAGGTTCTGGTTATGGAATTGCATTAGATACTTATAATAATGTGTATGTAACTGATTATAACCTTAATCGAGTTTATATTATAGTACAATAAAAAACCCCAAAACGCTTGGCGAATTGGGGTATTTTTGTAATAACATTAACCTTTGTAAACAGAATTAATACATATTAATACTAACACACAACATTACAAATCTACAACATTATTTTCCATTAACAAATCTTCTGGTACATTTTTTTCCATTAATTTGGCATAAATGCTACTTTTTTTTCCAATAATATTACCTTGAACAAATCTAACAGTATCGTTATCATCCATAATTAAATAGCCACCACCTTCAATATTATCATCCATTGATACTGCTTTTTTCAATCGGTCATCATCTTTAGGCATCAACTTCGCCAACTGCTTCAATACTGTTTTCTTTGCCATCCATTGCTCTGGGTCTTTTTTATCATTAAAGAATAGTTCATTAGGTACTTTTGACATATTAATAATGTTTTGTATTTCATTTTTAAACATTACTTTAAAAATTACTTCATTATCAATTTTGGCACAAGCGTAGATACATTTTATGTTTTTTGAGTTTCTAACTGATAAATGGTTAGGGGTATGTAGTAGCTTTGGTTCTAATCCAAGTTCATATTCAAAGTCATCATCTTCATATACAACCTCACTCCATATCTTTTTTACTTTACTTGACCTCATTAGAAGCGTAATTAATCCTTTGTAACCCAAAATAGGCGTTATACTATCTCTATATGGAATAAAGTAAAATTCACCAACCATTTGGCTCGGATTTAACCCCATTTCTGCACAATGTAAAATACTTGCGAATAAAGATGCTGGATTCTTTACAAATGCTTCTTGAAGTTTGGGAGAACGCTTTAATTCATTAATTACAATCTGTTTAAATTGTGCTGGTGTCATACTTGAACCTTCTAATAGTTCGGTAAGGTTTTTCTTTTCGTATTTTTCAATAGTAGCAGTAAAAGAACCTACTACATCTTTGCTAATAGCGTTTGACATTTTTTTAGTTGTTTAAGTTAAATATTTCTGATTTTCTGGTTTCTAATGCGTTAATCTCTATTGATATTCTCTCCACTTCTTCTAAAATTCTATAATACTTTTTAGCAAACATATTATTTTTACGAATTTCAAATAATGCAAAACGTTTCAGATTAGTACGATAATTTTTTAAATCGTAAAGTTCTAAATCAATAGATGCTATAAGGTACTCTTGCGGTGTCATTAATAAGCAATTTCATCAATGTTAGGTACTTCTACTTTAAATTTGCAGTCATCATTAATTGGACATTCAAAACAAAGTTTTAAATTTGGTTTTGCTTTAAATATTTTGTCAATAGGTTTTTGAAGTTCGGTTTTAACCCATTCAACAGTACTCAAATGATTAGCAATAGTAATTTCATCAACATTTACTTTAATCAACTTTACATTCATTACTTCTTTAGAAGAAAATACAAAAAAGTAAAAATCAATATCATCTGGGTCGCAACCCAATTCTTTAGATAGCATTATCTTATAATGTACTGGCTGGAGCATCAAACTATGTTTTTCTGGTAGCATATCTAAATTCCAACCAAAATCCGACCACTTATCATCAATAAGACCAGAATACTTTGTATCAATAATACATATCCTATCATCCCACTTGGCAACTATATCCATAATACCAGTCATACCATCTTGGGTAGCAACTCTACCAGTATCTATAATCTCAATTTCGTAATGTTTGATTATGTTTTTAAATAACTCGGCACTTTCAACCGCACGTTGATAATCGGCTGAATAAGATTCTTTTGCAGTTCCTTTGTAAACTATTTTAGCTTCTGGTGTATGACCATCTCTAGGTAAGCTACCAGTAGCCATATACTCGAAGAAGTTACCTAATTCCATTGCATCGCTTGAAGGAAATTTAATTCCATCAATGTATTTTGCTTTTACTTGTAGTCCACAAGCGTTACCAGATTTGTAATCTGCAAATTCTTTTAAAAAAGATTGGCTAATGTTTATCATTTTTGTTGTTGTTTAAGTTTCTGTATTTCATCATATTCGGATTGAAGCAACCATCCATCGCTGGTAAATTCCTTTCCAACCCAAACAAATTCTTT